AAATCAAAATGCAAATTACCGGAGGAATTCAATTTAGTGGCGGGCTTAGTATGGTTACTAATGTGCCTCCTACTTATAATCTTAACTATCTAGTGGTAGCCGGTGGTGGCGGTGGTAGTGGGTCTGGTGCCAATGGTACCAGTGCTGGTGGAGGCGGTGCCGGAGGATTTTTAACTGGTACCATATCTGGCGCAACCGCCGGATTATCATATACTGTTGTAGTCGGATCAGGAGGAGCACAGAACGCAAAAGGCTCAACATCATCTATAACATTGTCAGGATCACCTGCGGTGAGTGCTCTTGGAGGCGGTAATGGAGGAGGTTTTAGTTCTACTCCACAATATGTAGCCGGTACTGGTGGATCAGGTGGTGGTGGTGGCTATCTTCAGCCAGGAGCAGCTGGAACTGTTGGACAAGGTAACAGTGGCGGAGCCTTTACATCTCCACTTTATGGTGGCGGTGGTGGCGGTGCCGGTGGCGCAGGTCAAACAGGCGGTCCTGTTACCGGTACCGGCGGTGTCGGAGGTATAGGTTCTGCAACCACTATAATTTCTACTGCCACTGCTGTATCTCTTGGTGTTGGACAATACATAACTGCTACCAATGCAGTATATTTTGCCGGAGGCGGTGGAGCCGGAGGAATATGTACAGCACCATCAGCAGGAGGTGTTGGTGGTAGCGGCGGTGGTGGACGTGGCGGTGGACTTCCTAATGGATCAACTGCCAGTGCTGGTGTACAATATACCGGTGGTGGTGGTGGTGGCGGTTACTATTGGTCTGGATTAGGAGCAGCCGGCGGTAGTGGTGTTGTCATTGTTAATTATGCCAGTCCGGCAAGTCTAGGTACCGGTGGAACAATTTCATACTGGACCTGCGGATCAACACCGTATGTTTCTCATGTGTTCACAGCATCGGGTATATTACTGATTACAGGACCACAATTAGCACCTCCGACCAGTATAGATTACCTAGTGGTAGCAGGCGGTGGCGGTGGCTCTGGAGTTGACGGTGGTGGTGGTGGTGCTGGCGGGCTATTATCTGGCACAATATCAAATGTTACAGCAGGAACACCTTACACAATCACAGTAGGAGGTGGGGGAAATGGAGCACCATATCCAACTTACGCAACATCTGGTACTGCTAGTAAAATTGTTGGATCTACTCCTGTAACAGCATTTGGCGGCGGATTTGGTATAGAGTTTAGTCAAACTAATCAAGGATATGTCGGAGGATCAGGTGGTGGGGCAAGTTGTACATCACCTGCAGGCTTAGGTACTCCGGGACAAGGTAATAACGGTGGTGCAGGTACAGCAGGACCATTAAGCGCCGCATCCGGAGGAGGTGGTGGTGGAGCATGGTTAGCCGGCTCTAATGGTACACCTGCCACCGGCGGCGCAGGCGGATCTGGTACTTCAACTACTATAATTACCACTGGATCGTCAATATCTTTAGGTATTGGGCAATACATTACTGCTACCAATAAGGTATTTTTTGCCGGTGGTGGTGGTGGAGGCGGCGCAACAACACAGGGCGGAGGTGGATCAGGCGGTGGTGGGCCTTCTGTTTTAAACAACACCGGTGGCAATGGAGTTTTATACACCGGCGGCGGGGGTGGAAGTTTTGGTGCAAATTTCTCGAGTCCCGTATTCAACGGTGGTAATGGAGGTAGTGGTGTTGTTATTATTCGATATCCAAACTCATTCTCTGCTGCTACAACAGCTACAGGCGGAGTTACTACCTTATTAAATGACAGTGGATATATAGCTTATATATTCACCGCTTCGGGCGCAATCACTTTCTAATATTCAAATTACCAGCAATATTAAATTGAATAAATAACATACTATGGCAAAACTACTCGGCGGAACAAGAATTTACGGTACAGCAATAATTGACACATCGTTGGCAATTACCGGCAGCGGTGCCACTGCTTCTACATCTACTACCACAGGTGCGTTGACAATAGGCGGAGGAATTGGTATTGGTGGACCAATTTATTCTCAAGGTATGCTGGTAACAACAACATCAACTGGTATAGGATATACCACAGGCGCAGGAAATACCACAACACAAGCAACCAGTAGATCCACAGCAGTTACAGTAAATGGATTATCAGGATATGTTGCGTTATTTTCAGCAGCAGGATCAACAACTGTGGCATCATTTCAGGTCAATAATCCATCAGTTTTGGCCAGCGATGTAGTTATTACCGGTACAAGAGCACCGACTGCCAATACTTATATTACCGCTGTAAACTCCATTACCAATGGTGCTTTTAATATAAGTTTATACGCATCGGCCGGAACCACTGTTGAGGCTCCTATAGTTAACTTTGCAGTAATTAAAGGTAGTATTAACTAAAATTAAATTAGTTCTAACAATAGTTCTATCTTTGCTCTTACAACTCGATTACTAAAACTATTCTTTACACCTTGATGTAACGGTTTGGGCCAATTGTCAAAACTACACCAAGCATATCCCGAGTGCTCATCATTTAATGTAGGAATAAATTCTCTATCAATCATTAATACATAGGTATTGTATTGAAAATTTTGATCATTACTGGTAAACAATTCCAGCGGAACTATTTTTTTTATTGCAGGAGTTCGACCTACTTCTTCGGCGATTTCTCTGTTGAGTGCTTCAACCACTGTGGCATCTGTTGGTTCTTTCCTACCACCAACCAGTCCCCATGTACCGGCAGTTTTTCGGTGTGTGCGTAACAGCAGTAAAAATCGTCGAGTATCTCTAGCTAAAAATAATCCACCACTACAAATTATCTGTTGATTTTCAATTTCCATATAATTTTACAATATAATACGCCAGAGTTCTTTAGAATATATTCCTTCAATACTCTTACTCCAACTATTATTTTCCCACTTGTATTGCACACCTGTATATGAATTAGTTATATAAGTAGCAACAGTGGTTGTTAACGAATTGAATACAATATTCCAATTGGCACCGTCCCACTCAATGATGTCGTTGGCATATAGTACAGGATCACTACCATCGGAATTTTTCCAAGCAACCGGCCCACTGTATCCTGGATCATTGTAATGGCTATTGACATTTACATTTTCTAATATAAGATATCTTTTACCAACAGCAGGTGTGCCATTAGTTATAGGATTAAATGTCTCAGGGTTTACAATAGCATCAATTGTTCCTCTACCACTGATATTTGTATTAGGAGGTAATGTATCAGGATCAAAATTTAATGCTAATCTTTTTTCATCTAACGGGTCTATACTGATATACGCTACAATTTCATTGCCATTGGATTTACTTAATCTTATTTGACTAAGTCCTGCTCTAAACTTTCCAGGATATAAATCTAATAAAGTTAACCAACTACCAGTATTAGACAAAGACAAGTCAATGGCAGAGCCTGTCAACGGAGGCGGAACCAAGGTACCTATATTATTCATTACCAATAACTCAAAATCACCAGGAGTTACAACATGGGTGAAAAGATCAGTTCCTAGTGATCCCAGTATTGCGTTATTGTTAAGTTGTAAACTAGGATCAATTCCTCCCTCGGCAGCAAAGGCAGATGTGATAATTTTAGTAATAATGCCCAATTGTTTAACTTTAGCAGGAGGTGTAATCCATACATGAGTTTCAAAATTCATATTTAAAATGTCTATTGCTTGATCTAATCCTTGAGGAACTTGTCTACTGGTAAATGTTTGACTTTTAAGTGTAAGAACACTGATGCTGGTCCAGTCTATATAGTTGTCTGTTGTTTGTAGTTCTAAACTTGGATTGAATAGAACTGCCAATTGTTCCCATATTTGTAATTTTTGATCTGTATTGGTGGTCCATATATCTGCAGCAAATGTGGCCAAATATGGAGTAGGCATTATTCTTTCAACGGTGTAATTTAGACCTTGTTGATCTACATATTTTCCTGCCACAGGATCAAATAATCTTTCACGCACCTGTACCTTACTGACAAAAGTAGGGTCCTGTCTGCGGGCATCGTCATGCTGTAAATCTTTGATGTAGCAGGCAATAAATGGTGCGCTGGCCAAAACATTTTCGCTGTTCTTATTCAATATAGCACCCACCTGACGACTTAAATCACCATAGCGTACTGGCACACGAACCAACTGACCTTTGGCATCTTTATAACTAAAGTTGCTCATAATTCTCATAAATTGTGTCAGGTATCTTTTTACTTGACCGTCATATGCCCAATCCATTATATCTCCTTAGTTGTCAGCTCGTGGTTTGAGCGCTTTGCTCAATGCCTGACGTTCGTTGGTTGTTTTCTCAAATATTTTCCATTGTATAGAAGTACCAGCAGGTGCCGGTAAATCAAATGTAATCAATGCTCGACCGCTTTGATCTCGTGTTACTGTAGATTTATGTTTAATGTCATCAAATAACACAGTGGCAAACATATTAGTTACATATGTTACATTGGTCAATATACTTGGAGTTGTGGCAACAGTGTTCAATCTACCAAATGTTAATTCATTGACACCTGTTAGATTTGTATTGTTAATAAAACTTGTAACCAATGTTTGTTTTACAGCTCTACCTTGGAACACTCCAGATTCTACATCTTGCGATCCAAAATTATCCAATGTCATACGTACATTATCTTCGTACTTGATCCAATGACGTCCATCGTATCTAAATAATCTATTGGGTAAAAAATCTGTACGTAGATAAAATTGCCCTGTTACTGGACTGCTAGGAAATGTTATACCAAATCCATATGGAGAACCATTAGGCGGCTCACCATCGCCAGATATATAACCAACATAAAAATCTTTGTTGGGAGTTTTTAATACAGCACTGGCATCGAGTACAGGTTCTTCTACACTGGTATCGCTAGAAGTAATACTGGCATCTGCTACATTAATTAATCCAGTATCAGCATTGGTTGGTAGTACATATAAATGAGCGGTGTTAAATCCACTGGAAGGAACTTCCAAGTCTGCTTCTGCTATGATTTGATTATTAATTTCAATACTTTTCTTATATGTACTCATTAGATCACGTAGAGTACTGCCGTCTCCAGCACCGGCATCACTATCAAGTATTTCTTTAAATTCTTGACTATCTACTAATGGAACACATTTAGCACGTAACAAGTGTGGATACCATGTCTGACTAAATCCATTGGTAGGCCTAGTTACATCTTGTACAACATAAAATCTTTTTAATGCCACTAC